ATGGTTGCGCCTCGGCTTGTGGGGGCGATTCCATAACCTGTGTCTTCCAGCGCGGCTGTCAAAGCGCCCATCTGCTCAGTGCTTGGCTGAACGCCAGTGGCAGGGTCGAGGTTGCGGTTAGGGTTGAGCTTGCGTGTGTCCAGCACCAAAGCGTTCTTGCCAGTCACGTCGCCCATGGTGTTGGGCAGGTTGTAACCAAACGCCTCTTGTGCGTCGTTCAATGCACGGAAGCGCTCAGAGAAGTCCATCAGTTGTTTGGTCTCTGGGGCAATCAGGCCCTCGCCGCCTGTTGGGAAGTCCAGCAAGGGGCGTGCAATCTTGACGGGTTGCATCTCATACTTGGACGCGCCTTCAGGCAAGTAGGCGCCAGAAGCTTCAATCGTTGGCAGTTGGCGGTGGCCAAGAGCGGAGTAGATCACGTCACGGTTGCCTGCGCCCACCTCGGGGAACTCGCTCAATGCGGCCTCGGGTACGGGACGGTCCCAGCGACCGACGTTGCCGTATGCAATGCGCTCTTCAAGAGGAGCGTCGATCATACTGGGGACGTGGCCAGTAGACGCACCGGGGATCGCCTCATGCGTCGCTGAACCAGCGTGCTTGTAGGCATAGTCGATGGCCGTCTTGTTCGCGTCTTGTAGGGCCAGCTTGATGCCTTCCAAGGGGTCACCACCGTAGCGGCCAGTCTTGCTGGCGCCTCGGCTGTACAGGTCCTGAGCTTTACCGTACACCCAAGGCAATTCCTGAATGTGTGGGCCGTACCAGTCTGAGCGGCCACCTGTGCCTGCTTTGTTGGCGCGGTCCACCTGCAAGGCGGTCTCAAGGTCCATGAATGGGTGCATGGTGTCGGACACGCCAGCCTTCCAAGGGTTGCCCTGTGGATCTGTGTAGCCCATGCCCTGAGCACGGCGGAAGTCGTTCACACCGAACAGGCCAGTGTTGGGCAGGCGGGGATCGTTCTTATCGGCGTACTCACCGATCTTGAAGCCCATCTCTGCTGGCTCATCAGCGGCCACGGCTCGGTCAAGGGTTCGCATACCAGCGCCACGGTAAGCCATCTTGGGCTCGCCATAGACGCGGCTGTTCAGGTGCTTCAAAGCAAAGGTCAGCTCAGACTCAGGCGCCACACCAGCGCTGTAGACGCCGTGTTGCTCCAAGGTGCGGGGCAGTTGGTAGGGCTCAGTCATCTGGGCCATGCCTGACTTGGCGCGGTCGTACCACGTACCCAAGCGGTCAGGGTCGGCCAGCCTTACAGCGTCAACAGAGTCGATGAAGTCTTGGTCAAGGTCACGGCGCATCTTGCCCAAAGCTTGGGGGCTGTCCACCGTACGGGGAGCGCCGACGTAGCCACCAGATGTGTCTGGCTTCAAATGCTTACCAGCGCGTGCGGCTTTCAGGACCGCCTCGTCGCCTTGCGTTTCGGCCATCTTGCGGTAGAAGTCTGGGGGCGTTGCTGTGCGCTTGCCTGTGCTGGCTCTGGCTGGCTTGACAGTCTCTTCAGGCGATTTGCTGGCGCTTTCCTTGGCCATCTTCTCGACCTTCTTTGCGCGCTCAGCTTCCTGTGCCTGCTTCTGGCCCCACTTCTCAAGCACCAGCTTCTCTTCAGGCGTCAGCTCTCGAGCGGCTGTCGCGGCCTTCTTGCCGCCAGTGATCAGGTCCAAGCCTTCGCTCAATAGCTGAACGGCTTTGCCGCCCTTACCAAACTTCTGGTCTTGCGTGGCCAGCCACATGGCATCTTTGTTTTTGGAGATGGCAACCTTGCCGCCCTTCTTAAAGGGTGGGCCTTGGTTGATTGTGCCGCCGTCGTTCATGTCAGGGATTGTGTTGTAGTCAGCCACGGAGCCTCCTTCGGCTAGTTTCTTGCTCTGGAGCTCGAGCATCATGGTGTCAGGGTTGTTGGAGATGGCCACACCGCCACGCTTCATGCCTTCGGGTGGTGGGGTGTAATTCTGTGGCTCAGCCAAACGCAAGTATTCGTTGTGCAACTTATCCAGATCTGATTCAGTCGCATACTTTGGAACGCTCAGCTTGTGCTTCTCATATTCTTTGATTGTGTCTGGGTTGATCCAGTCATAAACATCTTTTAAACCAGCATTACGCAAGTCGTTAACAGTTGACCAGTTACCGCCCTTCACAAAGTCTTGCACGTATGGCAGATAGTCAGCTTTAGGAGCGGCGTTCTGTTTGCCTTTAATTTGGACAATCTCTTCTCCAGTTGCGTTCAAAAGCTCAGGTGCTTCTCTTCTCAAGAACTCAGGCCAACTGTTCTCATAGTCATTTCGATTTGCGCTGTACTTTGCGTGAAGCTCTGGAAGATTCTTCTTGGCATACGCAAACTCCAAATTTGGATTGTGAGGCGCAACCTCAATCGTCACATGTGGCTCACCCTTGGCATCACGCAGACTGAAGATCCGTGAGCGTCCTTCCAGCACATCAGGGCAATAACCGCCAACACAGTGACCCATGGTGTTGCCTTCGTACTTCAAGGCTTCCGCAACTGCGTCTGCGTTTGGATGTGCGTGACGAACGCCCTGTGGGTCGTAGTAGGCGACACCACCAGAAGCTGTTGGCTTGGATGTCCAGCCTTCTGGCAACTCTTTGCTTGGGCCAAGCTCAATCCATTTGTAGCCTTCTGGGTACGTTTTGTGAATTGGCATACCTTCGGTGGCTTTGAGCTGAGTCTCAGCCATCTTGCGTGCCATCTCTTCATCGTACTCAGCAGTACGTCGAACAGCCTGCTCCATGCTGACCTTGTTTAATTGCTCAGGGCGGATGCGGCCAGAAGCTACGTCTTGACGCAAGACATCAAGGATGTGATCAAAGCCAAGGTCGGCTGGGTTGAAGTTTGCACCACGGGTGTTGTACAGCTTTGTATCTGGCGGCAGTTTCTTAATCCAGTCATCCGCGTTTGAATATAAGCCCGGGGCAAGATGCATCATGTCCTGATGCTGTTGTGCGGTTTCTGCATTGATTGCCGCATCCGAACGGTTCTCCCACTGCTTGGCAAGATCAGATAAAGCCATCTGATTGCCGCCAGCTTCTTTTCTGGATGACTCACCCTTACGCGCCCAATAGGTTGGGTCTTCGGCAATAGGGAAATGGGTGATGCCCTGCTCTGCAAGCTTGCGCACTGGATCCTCAGGCGTCGCCATTTCTTTTTTGACGTAGTTGCTAAGGTTGCGGTCAATCCAATTTCCGATTGCCTCGTTCTCAAGCATCATCTTTTGACCTTGAGGCGTCTCAACGTAATCAGGCCAATGGCCGCCAAGAATCAATGCCTCATCACGATGTGTTGGGCCTGAAGGTTTGAGATTTTTCAAAGAATGTTCAACATTTTTTGACATCCAATTGCCGCCCTTTGGCTTGATCACATGAGGAGCGCCAGCCGCTGAGGCCAAGGCGAAGTCCTGAGCACCACGCTTGATAGCGCTGGGCAGTGCGCCAGCCACACGCAAAGGTGCGCCGGGGCCAGTGTAGAAGCCACCACCCAAGATGCCCAAGCCAGTAGCGGCCTTGCTCACGGGTGTCTCAGATCTAAAGGGCAGACGCTTCTCGATGTCCTCTGATGTTGGCAGGACAGTCTTCTCGTCAAGGTAGGGCAACATGCGCACCAATGACTCAATGTCACCGGGGGCTCCGAGCACACCAGCCACAGCACCACGGGCCAAATCGATGGGCACGTTCTTGGCCGCCTCACGGTCTTGCTTGGAACGATTGCGCTGGAGTTGTGGGAACACGCCAAAGGCGGCTTGGTCGTTGGACGGTGTGCGTTCAGCCATGGCTTATCCCGCTGAGTTGTTGCTGTTGCCCCAATGATACCTTGGGTGCTGGCGCAAGTCCATCATGGCTTGACCAACGTCACAGAGTCACTTCGGCGCTTGTAGTCTGACTCCATGGCGTTCAGGTCTTCCAGTATCTCCTGATGAACCATGGTCAAACCGCGGACTTCCATGTAGTTCTGGATGACATTGCTACGCTCTACAGACCACAGGAACCATGGCCTGATGTGCCAGCGGAAACGCAACCTTGCGGTGAATGCTTCGTGCTTGGCAAAGTCATACCATGCCCACAGCAGGCAGAAGCCGCCCTTGGAGCGTTTGTAATTTAGGCCCAGCTTGATGACAGTAGCCTCTGGTGTGTGGTGGATCATTCTGCCGCCTCATAGGTCATTTCAAAGATGTCAGGCTTGCATGGGTAGTGCTCACCCTTAACGCCTGTGATGATCCAGTCGCCGGGGGTGACCATCATTCGACCTTCCAGCGTCATGATGGCGTAATCGCCCGTTGGAGTCATGGCAGTCCATCCACCAAAATCCTTTGGGTTACCCATAACCTCGTAGACCATTGGATGGTCGCCATGTTTGAACCATTGTGTGGCCTCAATAACTACGGGTTTCTTTCTGAATTTCATGTTTTCTCCTTTATGCGGCGTACGGGTTTTCAAGCTTCTTGGCCATGCCGCTGTCGATGTAGTCGTCCATGTCGTAGTCATCCCGTGGTGCGCCGTCGATGTCCAGCCAGCCAGCGTCACGCAGGAACCGTAGCCCTTGGGTGCAGGCGTCCACGAAATCGTCATGGGTTGAGTCAGGGAAGCTACAGATCTGTGACACGAAGCCCTCAGCCCAGTCCTTGACGTATCCCTTACGGACACTGCTCTCAGGGATCCACACACGGCCAGCGGCGATGATGTTGGACACAATGTTCAGGCGCTGGATCTTGTCAGCACGGCCGGGGTTATACGCACGGACAGGCAGGTGGCCACGGCGCAGGTCTTGGATCAGGGCGATACCTGCGGACTTGTCTTCCACGAGGATTAGGTCAACCCGCTTCTTGTCCTTGCCTTCCCCGTAGACCACGTCGTACTCCTCGATGACCTTGGGGCGCAGGTCTGGGTATTGCAGGCGGTCCTGCCAGCAGTCGATCACCATGGCTGACATGGGCCCGTCCAGCGGCTTGAACACGCCAAAGGTGATGGCCGCCGTCGGATCGTTGACGGTCTTTTCGGAGCTGGCGCAGTCGTAGCTCTGCACGATGTACTCGAACTTGGGGAACGGCTTGTTGGGCGCCCACAGCCTGAACATGTCGCGCTTGACGATGCCTGACTCTTCTGGGTCGATGATCTCGGCGTGGATCTCCTGACGGCCAATCTTCGTGCCTTCGTACGCAAGGATCTGCTTCTGGAAGCTTGGCGCAAGGTTGGCCAGATTGACGTAGGTAGATGCGGTCGTGATGGCCACGTCGTCACCTTGCCTGCCGATCAACTCAATGATCAGGTCCTTGGGTCTCGGCGTGGTGGTGGCGATCACCTGCGTGCGGCCATCAGCCTTCTTCAGGCGAACAGCGAACTGGATGTTGTACCAAGCCTCGTCGAGGTAGTCCCATGCGGCCAGCTCGTCCAGCCATGCGCCGTGATATTGGCCACCACGGAAGCGGTCTGGTTCGCTGGCGCTGATGCCTTTGATCAGACTCCCATTGAGAAGCGTGATCTCGTGCAGGGCTTTGTTGTAGTCCTTGATCAGTAGCGGTGGGATGACGGCGATCAGGCCTGACTCACCCTCAAAGCACGTACCGCGCACGTCCATGGATGTGGGGGCGGACACCAGCCAGCGTGTGCCGGGGTTCTCCCATGCCCACCACCAGAGCTGTTCTGCCGCTGTACGGGTCTTGCCAGCGCCACGGCCAGCCAGCATGAGCCAGATAGACCACCATGTACCTTGGGGTAGCTTCTGATGATTAAACGCGCCTGAGAGCCATTCTGTGCGTTTGGCATAGGCTGTTCCGTGGTACGGACCAAGCTGGGCCCTGATGCCTTCGTCACGCAGGATCTCAACTGCGGTTTCCTCTTCAGTCGCCATCACTCAGCAATCCGTATCAGCTCAAGCCTCTTGATGGCCGTGTCCATGCGTTTCTTGATGTCCACGTCAATCATGGTCACGTCAATCACGTTGTCAGGCTGTTTGAACTCGCCGTACTTCTTGGGGTTGAACTTGGCCAACAGCTTGAGGCGGGTCTCGATCTGAAGCTTACGGTGGCCAAGCATGTCCTCTTCGGTGATGGTCATGCTGTCTTCGCCTTCTTCGGCGCCAGAGCTATAAACCTTCTTGATTCCGATGTGGGGCGTGTCAGCGATGTACAGGCATTCCTCGGCCAAAGCATCGTAGCCAATGTCGCGTGCACGTGCGATGGCTGTGGAAAGCTCTTGATCCCTCCACATCCAGTCGTACACCGTTCTCCAAGCAGGGAACCCTTCATTCTCTCTGCATATCTGTCTAAGCGGTATTCCTTCGCTTAGCTTCTCACAGATGATTCTTGCTATCTCTGGTGTGTACTTGGTAGGACGCCCACCCTTGTTGGGCTCTTCTTTTGTTTGCGGCTTACCTGTCACATCTGCGACAGCGTCGCTGGGAAGACTCTTTGGTTTCTTAGCCATTGCTGAACTCCTTTTAACGTGAAGTTTAACGCACGTTTTGTTTTGTGTGCAATGGTTAGTCCCTCAGTCCCCTCATGATCCTTCTGTCCATGTCTTTGATGGTTGCCTTGTATTCTTTGTTTTGTATTTCCAGTTTCGCGGCTTTTGCTTGGGCGTGCTTGAGCTTTGACTCCAGCTCTTGAACCCGTGTCTGTAGCTCTGTGATGGCTTTGTTGGCCAGCTCTGGGTTTTCGGCGATCCACTCTGGCGCCCAGATCTCCTCTGTCATCGCTTCATTCCTCGGATAAATGCACTGATGCTGGCTCCTGTGTCACCAAATGGCATCTTGTCGAACTCTTTAGCCACCTCTTCCAAGGTTTCGTTCCTGATCTTGTTTTCGGCTTTATGTTCCGCATAGAGCTGGTCAAACACCTCGTACACGCTGGGGTTGATGATCTTCTCTTGCCTCGTGGTTTTGCGGGTTGCCACGTTGGGGCAGTTCCTGCCTTGGTGGCAGTGGTTATTGCAGGGTGGGCAGTCGCTCATGTAGCCTCCAATTGTTTCTGGGGTAGTTTGTCAATGAATGCCTGACCAAAACTCACGCTGTAGTTGTCTTCAATCAAAACATCGTCAAGCATTGCCTCTTCCATATCGCCGTGGCAAAAAACACGGAAACGCTTGCCGCCATAAGCGATGTCATACATGGACTCGACACGCTCGACTGGCTTGTTGCAAACTGCACACATTGGCACGTCATGCAATACAAGCTCATACTTGTCAATGGTTGATAGGTTCATGTATTGCGCTCCTGCAATTGCTTGATTGCCCATTCAACGCCATCACGCCATGCTCCAGCGGTCTGCATTGCGTAGTTGGTGCGTAGCAAACCTTGGTTAACTTCCTCATCCGTCAGCCCTACCCATGTGCGCTGTGGTGGGGCGGTGTACAAGCCAACATCACCATCTTCTGGTTTAAGGCCAACATTTACACGCCAATCTTTTGCACCACCAAGTGCATTGCCCCGCATTACCAACAGCTCTGTAGGACTAATCCACGCCACAGGCTCATCCTTCGCTTCTAGTGCGGCTTTAATAGCGTTAATTGCTCGTTTTCTGGTGCATTTGCAATCGTCAGCGCAGATGTCTGACATCTCCAACGCCTCCAATGCAAGGCGTAATGCTTCAGTCTGCGTCATTTCGTCACCTCTGTAATGCACTTGTTTCCAGACCAAATACCCGACTCAATCCAAACATTTTTGTCCAATTGGTGATAAACCTTCCCATCAACACATTTGTAGTCTGAGCACCCAGTTAAAAGCAATAGGCTAAAAGCCAATGCAAGGCGTAATGCAGTATCTTTCATAATTTCCTCGCTGGACAGTTTCTTCCTTCATTGCAATGGTTATTGCAT